AATGTGAATGGTGGACCAACAAACTGCATCAACCATAGTGAGTTATCTGTCCATATGTTAATTGCATTCTTAGATCTGTCTGCACCTACAATCCTAGTACCATCTGTAAGTACAACCTCACCAGCCGTATTAGTCTTTGCTGGAGCCCATGTATTACGATCATCTTGATCAGACCATCTAACTAACATAGGATTAAATGCACCACTTACAGTAGCACTTGCTTCAAATTGATTACATCCTAGAGCAATCAAGTGTCTATCGTTAGGTGATACAATAATAGAGTTAACACTGACAGGACTTGTTGTCACTGTAGTAGCTCTTGTAGGGCTTGTAGAAGCATCTACATCAAAGTAATATATACCACTACCCTTACGATTTAAGACAACATCTTCACCCCAGTTATCTAAGCTCCACTGTGTTATATCAAAAATAACTCCTTCACCTAGAGTAGCAGCTATATTCCATGCTCTACCACTTCCTGATCCATCTGTCTGCTTATATACCAAAGCAGTCATATTAAAACTAGATGTAACATCACCACTTGCACTTGCATTGACTGCTGCACTTATGATAACCTGTGTACCATTTACAGATACGATAGGGAACTGTGGTCCTCCTGCTGCTGACTTAGTTAGATTTAAGTTACCACCTACAGTAGCTGCAATATTAGTAATAGTAGTATTTTGAAATACAATAAAGTCATTAGCTGATCCTCCATGTGCAGAAGCACAAGAGACAGTCACTAATGCATTACCTCCAGTTGCAGTTATCTTACTTAGTCCTACAGAAGTAGGAGTAGCAGCATTATAAGATCCAGCCCCATACCCAAGTCCTTGTGTTTGTACGGATGTTCCCGTAGCTATATAGTAATTAAAGTTAGCTGAACCAGATGTAGATGAGGTAGCAGCAGCAGTATTGGTAACTGATATTGTAAATGAATTAGTATTAATTACTGAAGTGATTGGATACACGACATTATTAAGAACAATATTGCTACCAATAGTAGTAGACGCACTAGTAAAATAGACATAATCACCAACAACCCTTCCATGACTTCCATCAGAACAACATACTCTAGTTGTTCCTACACTCGTTCCAAAGCAACTAGTCAAGGCTACAGTGGATGCTAACGGAGTTATATCAAAAAGATTACCACTATTAAATTCATAAACTTTATCTGGTGTTGCAAACAAAGCCCGTCTTATATTACCATTATCTCTCCATGCAAGTAAAGCTCTAGCAGATCCATCAAACTTACCACTAACAGTAGGCATACTCTTACCAGTAGAAGCAGGTACTTTAGTAGTATAGCCTCGCATATTCTCAGGTTTACCAGAACGAAACCTGACACGATTACCATCGTACCATTTACCTTCTTCAGCATACTGGGTACTTTCTCTATTGAACCCCGGCTTGAAGTCAAATTTTGCTAGTGTAGCTGTCATCTCTTACCTATTTAAAATCGTGTAACATTACTGCATCAATAGTCGTAGCACTTCTACAACTAAAGACTAATATACTCTGCGCTCCTGCTGATGTATCCATCGTAGGAGCAGAGCCTGATACAAATTGATATGCTGAGTTATAACTTAGAGTACGTCCTCCTGTAGCATCTTGTATCACTCTGATACTTCCTGACTGTCCTATGTTTGCACTTGTAGGTGCAGCCAATGTTCTATTACCACCCAAGGTAACTACAAAGGTATTACCTGCATCAAAGCTTGGTACGATAGAAGCTGCATCAGTTAGTGTAACTGTATTAACATTAACAGGCGCACTCACTACAACTGATCCTGTAAAGGTAGCATTACCTGTCATAGTAACAGCACTTGTAAATGTTTTAGCTCCAGTAACTGTCTGCGTACCAGTTAGTGCTACATACTTAGCATCAGCTTGGGTAGTTGTTAAAGCATTAAATCCAGAAGCATTAAGAGTATTAACAGATGTACCATTAGTAAAGAAGTAACCTATACCACCATTAGGTACAGTAACTCCATGTGTTTGTCCTGCTACTCGTAAGACTACTGCATCAGTTGCTGTTGTATTAGCTGAGACTGCATTCTTAATTGCATATGTTTTAGATGCACCAGCAGGTAGATATACAAAGATAGAAGTATGCGTTCCACCTACCGTACCTGCAATCTCTAGAACAGCAGATCTAGCTTGGTCTGCGCTTCCTTGATTATTTGTAAGTGCTACACTAGATGTTGCACCTACAGTTATAGTTGTATACGAACCAACAGCTTGATCAACAAGACTTATAACATCATTAAGGATCTCTCCCCAAGTGTTAGGATTGTCTCCATCACCCTGTTTGGTTAAACGTATATTAGTTGTATAGGTACTTGCCATTCATCTTACTCCTAGTTTTCTTTACCTTTTCTTTTGCTATTCCGGGTATACCACTAAAATATAAACAAGATAAACCTGCTGCATTCTTCATTATAATTGCAAAGCCTTCTCTATCATTAAGATATACTTCTATTAAGTTATTATTCTGCATTAATCCGGTAAATACAATTTGATCTTTTTTAAATACTGTCTTAAAATCTTCAGTCGGACCACAACTTGCTGGTACAACTAAATTAAATTGTGTTAGTGATAGTTCAACTGTTTCTTTTTCTACTAAAGGATCTTCAGCTAATACAGGAAACGATATTAAAATAAATAGAATACTTAAAATAATTTTTTTATACATTACTCTTCCAACTCAGGCCAATCATATAAGATACCAGACTTTTTATTATCCTTATCCCATACTAAGAATAAAGCTTTAAAAGCATCCATGTCACTTGCATCAGTAAT